GATATATTTTAAAATTGTTGTTTGAAGTGAAGTATCAGTAACACATTTATTGGAGAGAGTAATTGCTTTCTCTAACTGTGCTGCTCTAAACGTAGAGTTAAAATTATTAATTTTAGTCTGAGTACCCCAATCAGTTATTGCCTTGCTAATATCACTTTCAATCTCCGAAGGATTAGATCCACAACCAGTATCATATAATGCAAAAATATTCACATTGATAAAAACATCATCAGGATCAACAACAACAGGATCAATGGATGCCATTGCATAAGGTCTTAAATCAGCAGCAATTTGCTTTTTAGTAGCATCATTTAGATTTGTTCCAGTCTTAGTTTTTATAACAACATAAACTTTTCCATACACAGGGGGATTTAATGCATCTCCACCATATGCAACTACAGAATCTGCATTAGAATAAATATTTTTGGTAATAATTGCATAATCTTGAGCAGTCACTGCTCGATATTGAGCAGAATAATATCTTGGTGCATTGTATTTAATTGATTCTACACTTTCTGGAGCATCTCCTTGCTGAGACTTTTGTTTTACTGTAAGTTCAGCAGTAGTTCCATAAGAAACATCATTAGTATCAATAATCTTTCCCACAAATGAAAAACCACTGACTTGATTTGCTTCTGCACCAGAAGTAACCAAATATTCTAAATCAATAACTTCACCATCTTTTACTGCTCTACCAACACTATCATCACCAAATCTAATCTCATATCTCATATCCTCAGTTTCGGATAAGAAGTATGCTCTAGTTGTAGGTGTAACAGTAGCAATAGTTTCTACTCGATTATAAACATCAAATTGAGTAGACGATTCATTTGGTCTTACTTTTACTACCAGCGTCGAAATATCTGCATCTTCTGAAGGGACTTTATAATTTTGGTTTGCAAATGTATTAACAATATACGAAAATGTAACTAAAGACCCTTCGTAAATAGTGACGTTATCAAACTCTGCAACACCAGTAGTTTGATTTACATTAGTTGTAATATCAGATAAAATATTCCAAATATAAGAACCACCTGTTGCAACAGAACCTTTCTTTAAAGTTGCTGATGTTGGATATGCCCCATTAACCAGATTAGTCTGTACAGTAATCTTCACGCAACCCATTGAAGACTTAATGGATCTCGGAACATAGTTCAACAATTTAGCAATATTTACTATATTGTCGCGTATAGTTGCAGAAGGCAAAAATGCTTCATTAAGTGCCATATTAGCATTAAATGAAGTGTAGTAAGTATTATACGCCAATAGGTCAATCAAATATGATAGGGACGACCCATCAAAATCATAATCACTAAACTCCGAACGAGTCCTTAAATATGATTTAATTGAAGACTTAATATCTTCAAAATCTAATGCTGTTAGGTTATTTGGTTGCATTACTCTGGTCTCTGTAAAACAAATTCTATTGTTTCAACAATAGGTAAACCAACTATCTGATATTCAATTGATACATTTAATTTATTATTTTCATAAATTGGAGTAACACTACAATTTGTAAGTCTTACTCTTGGTTCATATTGATTGATTGTTGTTGTAATTTCATCTTTAATTGAATCGGCAGTAAAACCATCTAAAGGTTCAAATAAAAGACTAGTTACAGAAGAACCAACTAAGGGTTGAAACGGTTTTTCTCCAGGAGCAGTCAGGATTAAATTCTTAACTGCTTGTTTGATGGAGTTATCATTTTTCACGACAGAGAGATCGTCAGTAAAAGGATTTCTGGAAAAATTAATCGACAAGTCAGAAAAACTTCTCGATTTTGTAAAATTAGACCCACCTATATTTTTTAATGCCATCTCCCTGTCAGGACTTTATACAAATATATTTATCGCCCTTGTCCACGATAACGCTTCTTAGCATTATTCCTGCTAGTAGAAGCATACTTAGTGTGTTGTCCAGACCCCTGACGGGTTTTTTTAGGAGTCGTTTCGATCATGTTGCCGCCTGTGAGCGACTTTTTCATTTTTGCCATAATTAACCTCTAATAAGTCCAATAAAAACGTTTGGGCTAGATCCAGTCACCACAGAGGTGCATGGAAATGCTGGTGAAAAATCCCCAAAAGGATCTCCAAATGTACCTGCACGACGACCATTAATAAAGACCGTCTTGACGGTAGCAAATAGTTTACGAGCATGTCCCACAGCGGGTTCACGCCCCCCTGCAGTACCAATTGTACACCAAAATGCAGGATTAGTCACAGTGCCTGGTGAACATACTTTAGGAATACCAGTATAGTTTACCTGATGTGTAGTAGGTGTTGGATGTGGAACTAATATATCTTGATCTAAGATGGGACCAATATTATTAATTCTAACAGTTCTTGCCAACTCGGTGGCAGACCTTTGCGGTGTTGGGGGCCATAATGTAGTTGCATTCATAAGACCAACAGATTTTGGCACAATCTTCGGATCTAATGGTGGCATTGTACATCCTGGTAGAACACTTCCACCAAGTCCTGGATGGTGAGTGGACCCAGAACCTGCTCCGTGTCCACTACAACTACCCATGAATAATGCTGCTGGTCCTGCCATTTTTATACTGCGTAAGGATTACCGTATGCTTGAGCTGCTCGTACAACAGTTCTGGCATCTCTGCTAAGATCATGCCAGATAGTCATTGTACCACTTGCACTCCATGTTTGGCAACCAGGACCCTGTACAACTGTACCCATTGTATATACTTGAGTTGTTTGAGTAGTATTTCCATTCTCATCTGTAATCACACCAGTATCAGTATCCGTTTGTTCTGTTGGTGCATTACATACAAAATGAGATGTTCCAATATTAACAGGTGTACAACCTAAAGTAACGGTAATTTTTTTAACTTTAGCGGGGTCGGGTCGATATTGCCTCATAAGGTATTTAGTACCTGCTGTTGCTGTTGGCAACTCTGAAAAACTACCAACATTACTTTCAACTTTAGATTCTTGAAAGGATACTACCTCAGGAAGTCTCTCTTGTGTAATATCATCAATATTTTGAAGTACCGTGTTCTTACTTCTTTTTTTATCCTCTCTAATAACTTTTTTATAATCGGAAGTAATGGGAACGTTTTTCAAATATGATAAATCGTAGTCTGGAACGATAGATTTTTTTAATGGATCTGTAGTATCTTTACTTAATTTACGTTGACTGCGTTGATGCAGTCTATCTCTATCAGGATCAAATTTGATATCCATAGGAGGTGTTTTCTTTTTTTCATCTCGTGTCTTAGGAACTTGATCATAAGAGTCTGAAATTGCCTGTAAATCCTGTGGAGAAGCGGTCAGACCACCATCTGGAAGGTCTTTTAAGATGCCTTGGAACTCATCTACTAGATTATCTCTGTACCCTTCGTTTTTAACGGTATCTGTTACCTCCTCGTAGAGGTTATCGATAACCAATTGAGGTCTTGTTGCAGCACTATATCCCTTACCTGCCTTAACAATTTCTACAGAAGTTAATACTCCGCCAGTAAAGTCACCTTTTACGATTGCTGGAACATTATTTCCACCATTTTCTGAGATAATTTCAACATCAGCACCACCGTCCTTTGTAACCATTTCAAATTTTAGTTTACTAGGACTAAGTTTGAAAACAAATTCTGGATTTCCATCATCTGTAGACTTATTTGATAGTCCAGTCTCATTATCATTTGGATTATTAACCTCTAAAATAGGTGGTCCGTCTAGTTTGTCCAAATTAGCACCACCATTAGTGACTTCTAACACTTGAATTTTTGCAGAACCACCCGAAATAGTAATTTTATCACCAACAGTGTACCCAGAACCAGGTGTATGCACTGTTACGTTTGCAATACGATCAATAATTTGACTTCCACCATCATCAAATATCTCACTTACATTTAGATTTACTGTTAATCCGCTTCCAGTACCACCAGAAGTTGCGATATCATCTCCAGAACTGTATCCAGACAACTGAGAATCCGTATTTAACTCACCAAGACTCTCATTATTAAAACTAAAGACACCAGAATCAATGTTTATGTCCGAAATTCCGCCATTTTCATTGACAGAAATGAATGCAACTGGAGAACGCACGGTATTAAAGACATCTGGAGCGTTTTCATTGACATCTCCCGTGACAAATTGTAGCGATTTATCCAAAAATTCGTATAAACCAACCATCATTGCACGATCTGCAATGCCATAACCCGCTTTTGCGGTAATAATGTGGTTTCTACTAGAGGTATATTGTGTATCTTTTACAAAATCATTACCATTTCCATCAAGATACGCTACATGATACGGAAATTCACCGACTTCAGTGTGAAAAGTGCGGGTAATTCTATGTCCATTGAGTGTATCACCTGCTCTCATGATGTCTTGAGGGTCACCACCAGACAAAACTGACACAGGACCGACAGACGTAATCTTTAAATTGAGTGTTAAATTGACTACAGAGTTATCTGCTAAACGAACTGGGGTCGATAAAGCAAATACTTGACCTACAGAAAACCCTGTTCCAGGATTTAATATCTCTGCTGCAACCCATTTAGTGCCATTGTACACAACTACTGCACCAGAATCATCAAAAATAGACTCAATTCTAAATTTTATTCGCAAATCTACTGCATTTGCACCGTCATTAATGTCAAAAATTTCAAAATCAGAAAATCCTGCATCACCATCACCAGTATTTGACCAAGGATTTTGACTTGAAGTATACTCAATACCGCTTTCTTCTGCTGCGTCCCATGCATCAGCATAAGTTACACCATCAAAACTAACCTCAAAGTCTAAAACACCATTAGGTAATTGACTCGAAAACTGATTATAACTAAATGCAACTTTTAATGACTCAGTATCAATAGCAAATAATGTTGGATGAGGACAATCCGAATCACCTGTTAGATCTTCTACACCAGAATAACTTAATGTGGTTTTGGCAGGACTACAAGTAAAGTTTGTACAAGGAATACATCTCACCCCATCATCAGTTGTTGAACTTGGTGTACCGCCAGAAGGTGTAGTAGTAGTGGTTCCTCGGCGCGTCTCCAAATAATATGCTGCCTGTCCAATGTGTCCTGCTTTATCAGACGTATCATAAAGATAAGAAAACCAAGTATCAGAATACTGAAAGTCAAACGATAACTCGTTAGGAGTATAATTAAATGCTAATACGCTGTCATTAAAATTATCTCTACCGTAATTAGTCGTACAATTATCTACTTTAGTTACCATCCCACAAATAGCAGGCGGCGCTCCTAAAGAAGTGTCATACGAAACTCTAAAAGATTCGTACATAACAGCATCATCATCTCGTGCAGGAATATTGTAATTATTCGTTTGCTGTGGATCGCGGATAAATGCCCTAGGATATTCTTCGTACTCGAATTCTACTGCTCCTGCTGTACCTGCTGCTGGAACAGAGTTATAACAATGGTTATCGTCACATTGATCAGTAAACTGATTTGTCTTACACCCCATTTTCTAACTCCCTAATCCTCCTATAGATTTCATCAAAGTTTTCTTTTAAGTTCAGATAGTCCTCATACCCCTCTGGTTTGTAATAAGTCTTTGCTGGCGTGGGTAACTCGGTCATGTACTTTTCCACCTCTTGTAGGCGCTTCCCGAGTGCTAAGAGACACTCATTAATGTTCTTTAGGGATAATGCAATTTGTTCTGCAGATACCTCAACTAATTCTTCACTCATCCTCTGCTTTCCTTAATGTAAATGAACTATCTTCAATATCATAATCTAATTCTGTCCCAATATCCCATCCCAGTTCTTCACATACCTCGTAAGGAATCGTGAGGATTAAATCACCGAAATCATCTTCTTCCAGTCTGGTTGTGAATC